CTATGTAATCGTGTTCATCGTGGCGCGACCACACGCCAACGGTGAGATAGTTGCCGTGATAGATGCGCTGTTTGTTTTGCCCGAGCATCGGCAGCAAGGAACTGCGACCGGACTGCTGAAGTTCGCCGAGCAAGACTTGAAGGCACGGGGCGCGAACACGATGAGCGTCGGGGCGAATGACCCGCGTATCATTCGGTGGCTCCGTATGACAGGTGGCTACAACTACTCCGAGACACTCCTGGAAAAGGAACTCTGATGGAAAAAGTCGCTTTAGCGGTGCTGCCTACCCTAGTTGGCGGGTTGTTCAACAAGAAGGACTCGCCCGCGCCCGCGCCCGCTGCGCCGAAGGTCGAGACGCCTACACTCATGCCTGACCCGATGGCGCAGAAGGCCCAGGAGCGCCGCAAGGCTGCGATCAGTCTGTCCCGTCAACTTAACGCCGCCGACACCGTGCTGACCGGTGGCGACAGCAAGCTGGGCGCCTGATGACCCCGAAGCAGTTGTACGATCTCGGGGTGACGCTGTTCGACAAGAAGTCCTCGTTGAACAGCCTGCACCAGGAGATCGCGACCCACTTCTACCCGGAACGTGCCACGTTCACCGTGACGCGATCCCTTGGGGAAGACTTCGCGGGCAACCTGACGACGAGCTACCCGCTCCTGTGCCGTCGAGACCTGGGCAACCAGTTCGGCTCGATGCTGCGCCCGACAGCCAAGCAGTGGTTCCACATGCAGCGGCGCTACGAGAAGAACGAGAAGACCGAGGTTCGACGCTTCCTCGAAGCGTTCGAGGAGACCCAGCGACGAGCCATGTATGACCCGATCAGCCAGTTCACGCGGGCGACGAAGGAGGCCGACCACGACTTCTCCGCGTTCGGTCAGTGTGCGATCTCGATCGAGGTCAATCACAACTCGAAGATGGGGTCTCACCTCCTCTTCCGATGCTGGCACCTGAAGGACATGGCTTGGCAGGAAGACGAAGCGGGCAAGGTCGAGGCCAAGTTCCGCAAGTGGAAGCCGACGCTCCACACGCTTCGGCGCACGTTCAAGAAGATCCCTGCCCAGTTGGAACACCGGCACACCATGGCCCCGTTCGACGAGCACGAGGTCTGGCATATCGTCGTGCCATCGGACATGTACGACAAGGGCACAAAGCTTCCGTACTGGGGCATCTGGTACGACCCGTCCCATGACTTTGTCATGGACGAGGTGCCGCTCTGGACCGGGCACTACGTGATACCTCGATGGCAGACGGTGTCGGGCTCGCAGTACGCGTACAGCCCTGCGACCGTGGCCGCACTGCCCGATGCGCGGCTGATCCAGGCGATGACGTTCACGCTGCTGGAAGCGAGCGAGAAGGCCTCGAACCCGCCGCTCGTGGCGACCCAGGACGCGGTGAGGTCCGACCTTGCCGTCTACGCTGGGGGCGTCACCTGGGTGGACGCCGAGTACGACGAGCGGCTGGGCGATGCGCTTCGACCGATCACGCAGGACTTCCGAGGCTTGCAGTACGGGCCTCAGATGACGTCCGACGTGCGAGCCCTGATCCGGGAAGCGTTCTATCTGAACAAGCTTGCCATGCCCCAGCGTGGACCCGAGATGACCGCGTATGAGGTGGGCCAGCGCGTGCAGGAGTACATCCGCAATGCGATGCCGATCTTCGAGCCCATGGAAGCCGAGTACAACGCAGCGGTGTGCGAGAACGCGTTTGAACTGCTCTGGCGCAACGGCGCCTTCGGAGACCCGCGCAATTGGCCCCGTGAACTGCTCGACTCCGAGATCGAGTTCCGTTTCGAGAGCCCGCTGCACGATGCGATCGAAGAGCAGAAGGGCCACAAGCTCATGGAGGTGAAGGCGATGCTCGCGGACGCCGCAGCGATCGAGCCGTCCGCCATCGCACTCATCGACTTCAAGACCGCGCTCCGGGAAGCCATGGAAGGCGTTCAGGTGCCCGCCACCTGGATCAGGTCCGAGGACGAGGTCAAGAAGATACAGGCCGCGCAAGAGCAGGCGGCTGCCGCCCAGCAGATGCTCGCAAGCATGGAGCAGGCGAGCGTGGTCAACAAGAACAATGCCGCCGCCCAGGCTCAGGCGCCCGCCGAGGCGCCTCCTGCCGGCGGCGCACCGCTTGACATGATGGCGGCATGACTACCAAGAAGCCCACCCGTGCCCAGGGTCCGCATATCCCGCCACCGTACGAACTGGCGGATGCCTCGGCGTTCCAGGCGTTGCAGCTTGGTACGGCCGAGCCTCATCAGCAGCAACGTGCGCTGAAGTGGCTGATCGAGCAGGCGGCAGGGGCGTACGAGTTTCACTACTACCCGACCGACCGGGACACTGCGTTCTCGCTCGGTCGGGCTTTCGTAGGGCAGCAAGTCGTGAAGATGCTTCACCTGAACATTTCATCCCTGAGGAGGAATGATGGCTGACGAGAACATCGTCGACGAAGTGGTCGATACTAAGGTAGTCCCCACGGACAGCACGAGCGATTCGGCGGCTGACACGGGGCTCGTGACCGACCTACCCAAAGACGATCCGGCACCGGCCAAGACCGCCCCATCGGGCGACTTCCCGGCCGACTGGCGTGACAAGTTCGCTGGGGGCGACGCGCAGAAGGCCGCCCGCTTGCAGCGGTACGCTTCGCCCCAGGCGTTGACCGACGCGCTGATTGCCGCGCAGAACAAGATCCGCGCGGGCGACCTCAAGCCGACGATCGGCAAGGACGCGAAGCCCGAAGAGATCGCCGCGTTCCGCGAGGCACACGGCATCCCGGAAGCCCCAGACAAGTACGACCTCGGCGACCTGGAAGTGCCCGAGGGCGAGAAGGAGATGGTGACCAAGTTCCTGACCTCGGCCCATTCGGTCAACATGACACCCGATCAGGTCAGGACCGCTCTCAAGGCCTACACCGACATCTCCGAGGAAGCGCGCAACGCACGCGTCGCCCAGGACCAGGAGATCAAGACCTCGGCCGAGGACACGCTCCGAGCCGAGTGGGGCAACGACTACCGGGTGAACATCAACCTCATCACGAACCTGCTCGATGCAGCGCCCGCCGGCATGCGGGACAAGCTCCTTCGAGGGCGGCTCGCGGACGGTACGCCGATCGGATCGAGCCCCGAGGTGTTGCGGTTCCTGGTGGGCCTTGCACGGGAGAAGAACCCCGCGGGGGTGGTCGTCCCGAGTGGGGTCGCCACGGCTCAGTCGGTCAGTGACGAAATTCAGAAAATTGAAAAAGTTATGCGCGACGACCGAGCGGCGTACAATCGCGACGAAAAGATGCAGGCGCGCTATCGTCAACTCTTGGAGTGGCGCAACGCGCAGAAGGCAGCATAGCCCGCTACCCTCGCAAGAGCCCGGGCGCAACGTGGAGCTTTATCGAAGACAGTAAGCTGGCCCCTGTACTGCCGACGGTGACCCCCGCAAGGGCTACCTCACCGTCTGCCGTTAGGCATCCCCGAGCGAATGTCGTGGTTCAACATTTGATTTGGAGAAACCGAAATGGCAGATACTGCGTTTCAAATCCAGTACCGGCAGGAGTTCATCCAGACCTTCGAGCAGCATCAGTCCCTGCTGCGCGAGACGGTGACCACGGAAGCGGTCATCAAGGGTCAGCAAGCGGTGTTCCTCATCGCCGGCTCGGGCGGCGCTGCCGCCACCACGCGCGGCGTCAACGGCCGAATCCAGGCCCGCGGCGACGACCTCACCCAGACGACGGCGACTCTGCAAGAGTGGCACGATCTGGTCCGCAAGACGTCGTTCAACATCTTCGCGTCCCAGGGCAACCAGCGCGCGATCATGCAGATGACGACCATGGCCGTTCTCAATCGCAAGATCGACTCGCTCATCGTGACCGAGCTTGCGACCGGCACGGTGACGATCGGCTCGTCGAGCACGACCCCCTCGGTGTCGCTCTTCCAGAATGCCCGCGTGAAGTTGTCCAACGCGAGCGTGCCCTGGGACAGCAACATCACCCTGCTGTGTCAGCCCTCGTTCCTTGCCTACCTGGAGCAGGCTCCCGAGTTCGCGAACGCCCAGTACGTTGACGTTCGTCCCTACGCGGGCAGCACCCCGAGTTGGCAGGACAAGCCGATGGCGTACCGGTGGCGCAACTGCCTGATCGTCGAGCACCCGGGTCTCCCCGGCAAGGGCACGTCGTCCGAGCAGTCGTTCATGTACCACAAGACGGCGATCGGTCACGCAGCGGACACGGGCGGCATGCAATCGCCGGTCGGGTACGACGAGGAGCAGGACTACTCGTGGGCTCGGGCCTCGTGCTTCATGGCCGCAAAGCTCTTGCAGAACGCCGGGGTTGTTGTCGTCACTCACGACGGTTCGGCGTACGCCTAACCAACGCCACTAGGAGACACGACAATGGCATATCTCGGTTCGACTCAATCCAGCAGCATCGCAAACCCGCCCATCCAGATGTTCGGCGCCGTCGGCGCGGGCCCGGACGTGCGGATCACCGGGGGTTCCACCCTGCTCTACACCGGCAACAACTATCAGCAGTCCTCGACTGCGACGGTTCGTTCCGGCCTGGGCTCGGGCCAGAACTTCTGGATGTACAACACCACGGACATGACGTCGTCCCCCTGGGACGGGTCGTACTTCACCGACGGCGGCGCGCTCGGCATGCGCCCCGGCGACGTGGTGTGCATCGTGCAGCACGGCACGACCGTGATGTCGTCCTTCTACCTGCGGTTCGCGGTGGTGGGCTATGTCACGACCGGTGGCACGGCGATTCTGAGCACTCAGTCTCTGATCTCCTGCTCCACCTAAGCCGTGAGCCTCACCCCCGCTTCGGCGGGGGTGAGTCCTTCACCCACTGGAGATACGCATGCCAGAAGCAGAGAAGTCCAAGCGCAACCCCATGATCGATCAGACTCGTATGCGGCTGTCCGAGTACGAGCGCCAGGACTGGGTTGCCAACATCGAGTTCGGCGTGACGCTCGAAGAGATTCAAGTGCCCGGGTTCTGGGCTCACATGGCTGCCTACCTGCGGCCGTACGACCATATCGAGGCCCGCGCCGACGACGGCACCTGGGTCGCGTACCTGATCGTGACCGGGTGCGACCGCACTTGGGCGCGCGTCGTGCTCGACCGCGTGGTCAAGCTGACGACCAAGGACGTGTCCGAGACACAGACCGGCCCCGCGCACAAGGTCGAGTGGAAAGGCCCGCAGAACAAGTTCACGGTGATCCGGGTCGCGGACCTGGAAGCTATCCGAACGGGCTTCCCGACAAAGGAAGAAGCCATCCAGTGGATGCGCGAGCATGAGCGCACGATCGGGGCTGCCGTAGCG